AGCGCCGCCAATATTGCCGCCAAGACCATAGTCAACGGATACCCCATTTGACGCCGAAGTCGGCGCGGAATTCGTAGCGATATTTGCCCATGTTGCCACAGAATTGCCGATATTTAGGTAAATTATTTGGCTCGGTGTTACGGTTAAATTGAAGCTTCCTGCATATGCGCCACCCCCCCCGCCAACACCGGAAGAAGAAGACCTCCCGCCACTCCCGATTGCCTCAATCGTAATCGATGTGCATCCTGCTCCGACCGTGTATGTAGACGCTCCCAACACCGTGACCGCTGCGACGCCATGTGTACACGTACTCGGCGGTTTGCTTGATTGAAAAGTAAATTTTCCAGCCGCAAATAACCCTGCGTCCGCGAATGGTGACCATACAAGACTTGTAACAATAACCCATGCCGATAAATACTTGCGCATGATTAGCTGCCTGTAAAATTAAGAACTGCCGAACCGAACAGGTAGCTAGAACCAAGTGCGACGAAACTGTACAGATCGCATTTCCCGCTTGTTGCCGTGGCCGCTGGAATAGAGCCAGCAGGCCAACTCAATGTGCCAGATGCAATTGCCCATGTCGGTGAATAAGCACCGCTTGCGCATACCAGCAGCGAGTACGAAATGCCAGCAGCGGGAGTCGGCAGGGTAACGGTCGTATTTGCAACCAAACTGAGTTTTTGGAGCGTGCTGATAGCCGAACATCCTGTAGGTATGGATGTTACCGTGATCGTAATCGCGCCAGCAGTAATCGTCGGCGCGCACGATGATTCTGTGTATCCGTCAATTGTCTGAGTAGTGACGGTCGGCGAAGTCGCCGCAACAGGTGCGCCGCTCCCGGTAACGGCATTTCCTAGGACTGTCGCAACGCCAGTACCGAGTCCTATAATTCCCGGCAATGGAACGGCATTAGCTGTACCAACAGTAAAGCCGGAAGCGGTTCCTGTGATATTTGTTCCGGTCATTGATGAAGGCGTGCCGCCTGCGCCGTTATAGAGAACTGGCGCGCCAGCCGATCCGACATTCACGCCGAGTGCGGTCAATACTCCTGTGCCAGCACCAGTGAGTCCGCTTATGGGTGCAGTGGCAGCCAGGATGGTAGTGTTGCAACTGAACCCGCCGCCAGATGTCCATAGAAGCGCGCTTCCAGAGGTAGAGCACGATGGCACCGCCAGCGCGCTGGGCGTAGTGGCGGTCAATGCTCCCACAACCGTGTTGGCAGATTGTGATGCGAGATTGGATAGTGGAAGTGATGTTGGTGCAGCGCCGGCATAATTCAACGTCGAATTCCAATGCGTTGTCGTGTCTGCATTGAACTCTATACCGGCACCAACCAGAAGACTGACTGAGGTGTTGGTCGATAGCGCATCAATCGCGCCTGATGTAGCCGGGTACACATTGATAGGATTCGCACCCTTATTAATGACGATGACTTTTCTTCCGACCGTAGCCGTCGGGAGCGTCGCACCTGACGGATTTGAAGACGCTGTGGTGACGACGTTGTAATCGCTGGTCAATGCCCCCTGCCCCTGCGCGTTCGTGCCGGCGGTGACTGTCGGTGACGTAGAGAAGGTCTCCGCTGCGAGGGGTGGTGTCGTCGCGCCGAGCACGCCGCCAGAAGCGTTCAGATTGTTCCCCAGAGCCGTAGCCACGCCAATACCCAATCCGGTGACACTACCGACCGCTGGGGTTATGGTGACACTGGTCAGTGCCGTTGTCTGTCCATTGGCATTCACCGTTACGACTGGCGCTGCGGTTGCGCTGCCTATCGGCCCAGTCGCCGATATGACGCCGACGGCTGGATAATCTGTTCCAGATGCTGCTATCGATGGGACGCCAGTGCCTGTCGTATTCTTCAGCAGACCTGTAGCAAGCCCGGCAAGAGATGTGCCATTTATTTTGCCGACCGCAACTGCACACGCACCGGAACTGGTGGTAGCATCTCCCGTCAGCGCTGGCAACTGCGCGCATGCCACCGAGCCGCTTAAATCTCCGAATGCGGGTTGCGCAGAGCCGGGCGCACCGGAAGTTGAAATGGCGTTGATAAATTGATGCGAGATTGCGGCATAGCTCTCGACGCCGCCCAAGGTTGTGGAAGACGGATTCGGCAAATCAGCGCCAACAAGTGCGCGGAAAGTAGGCGCATTTGCGCTTCCACTTGATGGGCCTGCTAAAATAGTATTAGCAGATTGCGTGTTAAGCGATCCTGTTAGTGTGCCCGATGTCGAAATCGGACTTCCGCTAACCGAAAATATGGAAGGCAACGCCAAACTTACTGACGTAACGGTCCCGGTTGTCGACAAAATGCAAGTCCACGATGACCCGCCCCACGTAAAAACGCCGCCAGTTACCGGGCAACTTTGGTAGTCCATTTTGCCGGAAAAATAGCCATTCCATTGCGTAGCTGTCGGGACTTGCCCGTTATACAATCCGGGAGAAGTTTGCGCACATACTGAAAACGATGCGATAAGAAAAAATAATGCGAATAATATTCGTTTCATCGTTACACCAAATTTAATTGTATGTTCGCCGCCGAAGTAACCGGCTGCTGATTGACCTGCATTGTAATGCTTGTCGCTGTCACGTTAATAGCGGTCATTGCTTCACTTGCCACGGTTTGCGAAATCGAGACAGTGTAAGTTCCTGTACCGCCAGTACCCGTTCCGAATGCAGTAATCACCGTTCCTTCGGCGACTACTCCACCTGTATCAGCAAGCACTTGGCCGACAGCAAGAGTGCCAGTGACGCTGGTAACGGTGAGCGTTACGCCGCTGATCGAGGCCGCGCTGATTACCGACCCCGGCGCAAGCGATTGAGACCCCATCGTAAGGCCCGCTAACGCTGCCCACGGCCCTAGAGCTACAATCCCACTATAGTACCGGCTTGAGAGGATTGTAGACCCCATCTGCGCCCGCGTACCACCATCGCCGCCGATGAAGGCGTTGAGGATCGCGTTATCTATCAACGTCGCTGCATTGGCCGGAACTGCCGGACTATTCAGGATACTGACAGAAAAATAGATTTCCTCATTTGTTGGCGTCGTGTATGACACCCCGTATGGGATTCCCGGCGATGGATAAGGATAGCTTGTATCATAGACCGTGGCAGTCGTATTGCCGTACCATCCGCAACCCGGAGCCTTCTTTGAAAACATCGCTGCCGCAATAGCAGCAGACGCCCCGCCAGCGACAGCGACATAGAGCGTGTTAGCAGGTATCGAAACGCCGCCCAATTGCAAGGCTGTGGCGCTCGGAACGGTCTGCGATGGACTTACCGTCCAACTCGTTCCCGATCCTGCCGTGATAGTCGTTCCGAACGTGACGCCCGGCCCGCTGATAGCTTGGCCGATAGATACTGTACCTTTTGTCACCGACGATACCGTCAATGTAGTAGTGCTGATCGCTCCGATAATTGCGGTCGGATTGCCATATGCTACCGGATATTTTTGTCCGTTATCATAGACAAATGCGCCGATGACGTTCGGCACCGCAAGGATTGCGCCCAGCGTTGACGCCGCAATATTTGTCGAATTGGCCGCAACCGACTGTGCGCGCCTATTTTCAAAATTGACGCGGTTTTCGACAAGCGAGCCGATGACGCCATCATCTATATTCGTGATCGAATCCCATCCAGGAATTGCTTGATATATCCGATTAAGCGTCGTCGCCGGGCATTGAATCGGCCCTTGAGTTGCATTCGCAAATGGCAAGATGATGCTGCCGCTTGATGGGATTTCGCCTCCCGTTGCGCAGTAATATTTGTTGTTGCTTGTATCTACAGCTATAGCATTTATGGGGATTGGCACTCCCGGATTGCCGCTGCATGTACACTGAACGACTGTTGCCGATCCGGGGATGCGGGTCAGAAAATAAATGCGCCCGATTGCGTCTTGCATGCGCCCGGCCGCATAGGCCGGCTCAACTCCATTAAACAGTGCCAGCAATAAATCGTTCGTGTTCCCGACAATGGCCGCTTCGCTTGTCGCAAGCTGTGATTGTGGTGGCGCTACGGTTCCCGCCACCGGCGCACCAGAGGGAAAATTCAAGCCGCCTCCGAATGCAGCATTGATATCTGCTTGCAGGCCAAGAACAATGGCTGACTGCGGCGGGGCAGTCCACCCGATTGGGCTTTGCGAGATTGCCGGGACGTTGGTAGTGCTCATTAAAAGTTCGCTATCAAAGTACCTTCGTTAATCTGCAATTGCCCGCTGACTTGGCCGTTTTCTATCGATGTGAGATACACCGCTGCTTGCGTGACGCCTGGCACTGTTTCCGCTGCCGTGATAAGCAATTCCTTCAGCAAATTAACGGGCGGGTTCATACCCAATACATCGTTAAAATACGGTATTCCAAGATCGACATTATACCAATAGTCGCCTTGGAATAAACGAATTGCGCTACACGCATCTTGCACGATTGCATAAGGGTCTGATGCCATCGCAATATTGCCATCTATATCGATGCACAAATCCCATTGCGTCCGGTCGAGTAAGAGTGTATTTGCCATTATCAACCTGTTGGTTTGTTTGTTTCTTGCTCGGTATTTCCAGCCGAATCTACGCCCTGCGCATGTTGATGCTGGCTTACCGTATGCCCGCCGTTAAACGTGCCTTCGCCTGTCGCTGTAACCGGGCAATTAAATTGCGCGAGTGTTGCATTTACCGTCAATACTCCCGGCGTCGTGATCGTTATTCCGGTAGTCGTAAATTGAATATATTGCGTCGGCGTTCCGTTCAATCCCCCGCCAATGTAGATACCATCCGACATGTCGAACATGCGCGCACTTCCAGGATTCGACACACCTTTATTCGCAATCACACTTGAGATGTCGCGCTCTGCAAAAATAGCCGTGCCAATGTCGCCAACTTGCGGATCGATGATGATGGCATTTGATCCGCCTTGTAGCCTGAAATACGGAACGCCGTAGATAATCCCATGTGGCGTGGCATTGCCATCTCCATCAACTTGATTTACTAATGGCTTGATATCGACTAGACCGACAGGTGATACGGTTCCTACATTCGTCACGCCCATCACTTCGCACGGCGTCGATGTGTGAATGGTCGATAGAATCGACATGATGACAGAATGCAGTGAATTGTATTCAGAGCCGAATGTCTCATTGCCCTGCGTTCCTGCGTAGCCTTCAACACTCACGATGCAACCCCCTGCGGAATTACCGACCCTTGAATTTCAGTGAACCAAGCACCTCCGGGAAATTCGCTCTCAAGCGTATGCGATAACCCATAGACATTCCAAACCCCTTGCGTTTGCGAAATACTGCTTTCTATTTTCACCTGCCCGCCATAGACGATGTTCGGATTGAACTCGCATTTTGCGCCGACCCCAATATTTGAATATGACGGATACCCGACCATCCCTGTCGTCGGGCTTAATACGGGAATAGCCCCGCCAATGTTACCGCCTTTGGGCCAGATCGCCAAAACACCGCCATCCATATTATTCCAGTTTATCCCTGCCGATCGGATGATCGCAAGCGCTTGCTGCCGCGCAGTGCCTGGGAAATACGACTTTGGCAAAACAGTAGTTACGCCGTAATTTTGGAATGTGACGCCCATCGTGTTTGCAAGACCAGATAGCGCCGTCGCCACGTTGCATCCTGTCGGGTAGCTGCTTGGCGCTACCGGAGCAAGGGATTGGAGTAGACCTTGCTGCGCAATCACGGTCAGCACGGCTTCTGGCTGATTGTTCAAATCAATTTGGCATATCGTTATCTGACCTGAAAACACCTGTGGCAATGTCGCACCCTCTGGCGCATCGCCGGCATTCACCGTGACGATATTTTTCATAACCACGTTTTGCGTTACCTGATAAATCGACGTGAGAGAATTGTAGATTGTCGGAGAAAGACCAAAAACACGCATTTCGCAAGTGTTGAATGCTGCCGCCCCTGTTTTCACGATTTTGCAGGATACGCGCAAGCCCTTCACCGTCACCGTGTTGAATCCACTCAGGCCAAAGTTTCCTTGCCCGAGTTGGAATGTAAGCTCAATCCGTTTTTTTGTGAATGCCATAGCTATGCCGGAGCCAAATCAAAAGTATCCAAATAACACAAATAAAACCGACTATTTAGACCTGGGCTTGTCGGGTCATCTGTGCCCTGCGTATCTGCAAACGCGATATCGCCAATAAACCCCAAATACGAATCTCGGACAATCAAATTTCGATCAAGGCAAATCACGCCGCTTATTATTTTTGCGGAATTGACGTATAGATCGCAAAAAAGCCCGGTGCTTAACTGATAGATATTTATCGCGCACTGCTGACCGGCAAGCGTCACCTGTACTTGCTGCGAATAGACATCTTGGATGGGCACAATTTGCATTACTTAAACCCTGCTGGTTTCGGTATTGTCGTATAGCTTCCGGTCGGGCTTGATCCGGTATTATCAACAGAATGAAAATTCCCCAAATCATCTTTGTAGGTGTAAGAGCTAACGCTCTTATCTACAATCGGTAATCCAGATGCGGGGTCTTCATTGTGAGGTATCGGATTCCCGGAGCCGTCAAGGGGAACGCCTATCGGTGTACTTTTTGCGCTCGGTGCAGTCTGCTGTACTGCTGGCGTTTCTGTCGATGTCACACTTGATGCCGCTGATTCAGAT